AGGTTATTTCTATTTTCTCTTGTCCGCTAATAGGAAAGCGTTCTGGAAAATTGAATGCGTCTTCAATGTGTAGTTTTGCAGTAATATACGGAGAGAAGATGTCCTCGTAGATTTCAATGTAACGAAACAGACTAGACAAATCCACACTGCTTCCGTTAACCAACGAGTGCATAACAAACTTTTCTAGTTTGTAGTCACCCGCCTTCATGTTGTTATTTCCGTATCCTGATTCGTCTGCCATGATTAAATCCTCAAGAGAGATTCAAGTTCGGTCAAGGCAGTCTTTTTGAAACGAGGATGCAGCACCTTGATGGTGCGGCGAGCGTCGTTCTTTGTATTTTCGTATATGTAGTTAGACACCGCATAGGTGTTCACAGCCGCACCAGACACACCCAAATATTTACCAATGTAGGTTTCGTAAAAATCAACATTTCCTGATCCACTATAGCCCTTTCCATCTGCCGCTAGACGCGGATATTCATCATCTAGATGACCAATGACTCCACCAACAACAGAGTAACTTCCAGTCTGTTGACTGAGTGGATCCACAGTAAACTCGGTGCTTGCGCCACACAGACCACCAACATAAGGAATCTCAAAGTGATGCACTGCTGTGTAAGACGGATCCACTCGCTGAATTTTCACGCTGTATAGAGTTCCACCCGAAACACCAATGGTGGCAGAACCAGTGGATGGCTTTGTACCGTTCACAGTGAGTTTAGATAATTCAGGAGAGTAGTCCAAAATAGTCATACTATTCCCACCCTGAGAGAGTGTTGCCCCACTATCAACTGATGAATTGTAGAAGAACGCATTGCTTGTGGTAGAAATATAAACAGAATAGCCGCCGTATTTTTTCTGTATATAATCTTCTAGTGCTGATCCCGACATATACCATCCGTGATACGGATCAATAATATTGTTTGTCAGGAGAATCAGCCAATGGTATCCAGGATCGCCGTAGACTCGTTCTGCGATGTGTTCGGGGCGTTCTCCGTCCTTGATGCTGTACTCCATGAAAACCGATTCTGAGGTCATCAGGTCTTCGCTTAGAGCAACTCGCCGCAACAGATTCCGCACAAACACATAGCGGAAATTGTTTCCGTCTTTAACAGGATACTGTAGTAGTGGAAATTTCTCGAAATACATCAGTAACCCTTATCTATGGCTTCGCGGGTAAGGAGTCCCATTTCAGTGAACTGAAGTGAGAATACAATTGCCGTTGGAGAATTGTCTTGAAACGAACTGTATATGGAGTTTGGTGTGTAGTCAACCGATATAGCCGTCAGCGAGCATCGACCAATAGACGGCAAATACTCATTCTCAACAAATCCTGCCGCGTTTGGACTAGGATTACTCGACAAGAAGCGAATTTCAAACTCACCAGGAACACGAAGAATAACCTGAACCTTGGATGAATCATCCGATCCTGGTTCATTCTCTCGACTAGGGTGGGCATGATAACGGAAAGTCTCAATGATGTTTCGTACTTGCTCTACTTCATCCTTTGTCTTGGGATAGAACTCCCAACTAAAGTTAAAGTTTCTAAAGTCTTTCTGCTTAAACAGTTTTTCAAGACGAGGATTAACCACTCGTCCTGTTCCAACAGCACCAGCCTGACCACCGCCAACAAGTTCTACGCCTTTGTTTAGTGCCAACTGAGCGGCTTGTTCGGTGGTTGCAAGTGGATTTCCCAATGCATCAAAAAGACCACCCGCCATACCCATGCTAGGATCTTCATACTGAAAGGTGTCTTCATTGTTTATCTTTGTGCAGAACGGCAGATAGATGGACACCATCTGATCGTACACAGCCTGATTAGCAAATGCCTTTGCGCTTTGCTGAACCGCTACTGCTGCCGCAGCACCTGCTGCACCTCCTCCAACTGCTCCCACTGCCAATCCCTTGAATCCACCAGCAAGAAATCCTAAAACTCCACCAACAGCAGCACCAAATATAGAACCACTAACAGCAGAGCCACCCGCAGTGGAATTAGCGACCTGTTCGCCAAATCTGCCCTGCAACTGCAATCGTTCTTGCTCGTCATGACCAATTTTACCCGATCCATTGGATATTTCAGAACTTATATCAGTGAGGCGAGTTTGATAGGAAGTTATAGTCTCTTCCAAAATCTGCTTCGCTCTCTGTGGATTGTTGTTCAGCATGGTTGCCATACTGTCGTTCATGCTTGGATCAACAACTTTAAGCGTTTTATCGCTGTTCATTACTTCCTGTAGTGCAGCAATGCCCTCATCTGATAGGGGACTACGCATTACATCCGCTTCGTTCCATTGACCGTTTTCAATAAGACTAGCAAGTGTTTTGAGATTTCCTATTTTCTTTTCGGTTTCTACCTGAGCAGCCTTGAGTCCTTCCGTCAGGTCTTTATTCTCCCACCGCCAAAACACCTTGAACTGCATGACATGGGGAACCTGTCCTGATCCAATCTCTACTGGATATTTTAAAATAGACGGGCGGGTTCGCGAACCGCGTTTAAGGGGAGTAAACCCTTCTAGGCTTTTGGAAATCTCGTCCTGAATCTGCTCTGATCGTAATTCATCAGAGATTCGCCCTGTGCGATTGCTGGCAACAAACGGCTTTCCTGTGCTTGTCAGTGCAACATCGGGACTTTTGGCAAATTTGTTGGGTACTAACATCTGAAGTATTCCTCTTGGGCGGTTGGCTACATATTTATGTATGGCATACAAAGGTATTTTTAAACCCGATAACTGCACCAAATACATTGGTGATCCCACAAAGATTACTTATCGTAGTATGTGGGAACGAAAGTTCATGAAGTACTGCGACAGCAGTTCAAATGTGCTTCGGTGGTCATCAGAAGAGGTTGTGATACCGTATATGAGTCCGCTAGACAACAAACCACACCGTTATTTTGTAGACTTCTTGGTGGAGATAAAGACTCCCGAAGGAATAAAAACTTGGCTAGTAGAGATTAAACCCAAGAAACAGTGCATCGAACCGAAAAAGAAAACCAAAGTCACTAGAGGATATATCACAGAAGTAAAGACATGGGTGGTGAATAAAGCCAAGTGGGAAGCAGCAAAACGAGTATCTGATGCCAAGGGATGGGAATTCAAAATATTAACGGAAGACGATCTCTTCAAGAAAAAACCATGATCAGACTAAGCGCACAAGAAGAACTACAAACTCTGATAGAGGAAACCACCTCTGCGCTTGGAGCCACGGATCAAACCTACATCCGTTTCCTGAAACTTCTACAGACTGAAGGCAAACTATCGGTTCCCAACCGAGTAATGCAGGGGCAACTATTATTTTTTAAATACCAACCCATAAGCGAATCTTTCATTGCAAGCAATAAATATTATGATAAGTATCCTTTAGTGCTGGTGACCGAACAGTATCAGGGAGGATTCGAGGGGGTCAATTTACACTTTTTGGATTTGGATAATCGTAAATTCCTATTCGACATCATAATGAGGAACCTGCCAGTCATTAAAAGTCAAGAAGAATGGCGAACCCGATTGCGTGTTGACTACGACCGATTGAATAGCAGCAAACGCTACAAGTATTTCAAACCTTGCTATAGGCGGTACTTGTGGAAGGGCATGAAGAAACGACCAACTGTGGTTCCGTTTGAGATGTGGGAAGACATGGTATCCGCAGAACTGCATCGGTTTGTTAAAGCCCGTGCGCCAACAATACACAGACAGTCAAATCTAAAGGCAATACGAGGAAAATAAATGTCACAAGTCCCATCAAATATTAATGAGATATTCAGCAGTGTATTTGCCACAGGTCTTGCGTACAGCAACAGATTTGAAGTACTGATTAACTATCCACCTGCATTTACATCTATAAGCAACGACTCCGCACGACAGTTGGCTGTTCGATGTGATGCAATAACCGTTCCAGGTCGCGGATTTTCTACTACGCCATACAGATTCTATGGACCAGCAAGAAATATGCCGTATGAACCACTGTACAGCGGGGAACTAACAATGTCTGTGATTGTTTCGGACGATCTCCGTGAACGAGCGTTCTTTGAAGCATGGATGGACGCGGTGTGCAGTCAGAATAACTACAAGTTCAACTACTACGATCAATATACTGCACCACTAATCATTAGTGTATTAGACAGGTCAAGTGCGGTTAAGTATCAAGTATTGGTGGAAGAAGCCTATCCCAAAGCAATTGGAGATATACAATTAGCCTACGACAAGAACGATGAATTTGTACGACAAGATATCACTATAGCGTATCGAAAGTACTCTCCTGTCACAGTTCAACCAAACACATCACCACTACCTAGACCAAATTCACCCGCTGATGTTGCTCTAAATGGACCACCATCACCCGAAAAATCATTTGCAATATACTCACCCGCTCCTGGACAATTTTACAGAGTGGGATCTGACGGAACCGTGAATGGAATATATGACCCAGATTTAGCAAATGCGTTACAGACAAACAGCATAGTTCGGTGATAAATACAGTGACTCTATATTAAAGGATTACCATGACCCGATTGAATCTAGTGAACTCTACCCTGCCGCAGTATTCTATGACTTTGCCAGTCTCTGGCATAATCACAAAGTTTAGACCGTTTGTTGTAAAGGAGGAAAAGATCCTTCTTATAGCATTACAGTCCAAGAATCTGAATCAGATCAACGAGGCAATGCGAAATGTCATATTGGCGTGCACCAATAGCCAGTTAGATACTCGCCGTATTTGTGCAGCAGATTCCGAATACGCATTCCTACAGATTCGTGGGAAGAGCGTAGGGGAAGAAGTCAAACCACAAGTGACCTGCACCAAGTGCTCCAAGTCAATCAATATAAAAATTAAACTAGATGAAGTAACCGTAAAGCAAACACCCAAGCCCACGGTGGATCCAAACATCAAGATTACAGATGATGTAACTATTATTCTACGATATCCGTCCATCCACGATATTGACTACAACAAAGACGAAGTAGAGATTGCATTCGAACTAGCCAAGCGATGCGTAGAAGGAATCATCATGGGCGATCAGGTGTATCAGCACAGCGACATTGATCCACAGGAGTTATCCGATTTCGTTGACAATATGCTGCCAGATCAGTTTGCTCAAATCATGGAATTCATGCAGAGCATTCCCGAACTGTACTACTCTTTCAAATATACCTGTCCCACCTGTCAGGAAACAGTATTGGTGGAGTTGAAAAGCGTATCTGATTTTTTTCAATAGCCCTCTGTCATAACGATTTGGGGGCGTATTTTCAACTGAATTTCATGCTGATGCAGAACCACAAGTACTCATTGGCAGAAATTGAGGACATGATACCTTGGGAACGAGAGGTATACATACAAATGCTACTTTCTCATTTGAAAAAAGAGAAGGAACAGGTAAGCGGAAGAAAACCATTGTGACCCATTTATAATGATGTAGAGGGAGTCCTATGGAAATCAATAACGATATTTCAGCAAATCCAGAACTTCAATTTGCTCAGACCGATCTACAAGTCGCTGAGAAGACTATTGCTGCACTGAAGAACGGAAGAAATATTCGTGGTAAATTTGTATCCAAAAAAGATTTACCTGCCGCAAAAAAAGCAGCAAACAAAGCACTCGATTCTGCATTAACTCGTATAGCAAAGATAGAGCAGAAAACGGTAATAGCCTCGGCAAAGTCTAAGGCTAAAGCAGAAGCAGAAGCAAAAAAATTGCAAAGGGCTGCTGAACAGCAAACCGCTAAAGCACAAAAAGAACAAGCGGCGGCGACAGCAAAATCTCAAAGAATTGCTGAACAGCAAATCGCTAAAGCACAAAAAGAACAAGCGGCTGCGGCAGCACGATCACAGAAACAACAAGACCGAGACGCTGCACGATTAGCAGGAATGGTAAGCACATCATCAACTGCTACTGCCACAATGGATCCTCCGAAATCTGTAGAAGAAACAGAAAAAAATATATCCAACAAGATTGGTCTGCTTGAATCATTAAAGGCACAACGACAGGCTCAAGGATACAAGAGTGATGCACTTGAAGATTATATTATTGGCACAAGTGAGCAACAGGGAGTTCGTTCTACTGTTGAAGACTATATTCGAGAAAATAGAGATAAATTCAACCAAGATGATCCTGCTGGTGCTGCTGCATATGAGTTAATGGAAGAAACTGTAGCATTGTCGGAAGCCTCATTGGATGCTTCCCACGAAGAGGCAAAGAGTATCTACGCTGAACTCAATTTCATTCGAGAACTTGCAAAAAAGACAGAGGGAGATCAGGGTGAAATTGCCAAAAAGTTGCAGGAGATTATTGCTCCTGTAGAAGCCCAACTAAAGAAAAAGTCATCATTCAAAGCATTTTTGACGGAAAAGGCTTCGGACTTCAAGAAAACCATTCCCGAAAGAATTGCATCAAAGATTCCTGTTGTTGGAGGAATACTCGGAGATTTCCTTCAACAGAAGCGCATATCACGGGAAAAGATGGAACGCTATACGGGTGGATTGCAGAAACAAATTTCTAGAAAAGGAAAAAGAGGCGAAGGTCTTGACATAGGTCCACAAAAAAGACAAGGATTCTCTGATCTAGGAGGAACTCCTGCCGCTAATATTCCTGGTATGTTGGCAGGAACGGAATCACCACAATCATCACCAGCATCTCCCCAAACAGGAACTCCGTCCACTCTTGGCGAACTACTCAAAGAAGTTTCTCAAATACGAAAACTGTTGCAAAGCAAATTTGCATTAGAAAGTGATACAAGCGATACAGTAGAACTCCAAAAGAGAGAATCGGAACTAGAAGGACTTGGTGCAGAAAAGCCTATCAAGGGAGAAGCCAAAAAAGGCGGAGGAATGCTGTCCTCTCTTAGAAATATGCTCGGTATGGGTGGTGGTGAAGGAATTCTATCCCGTATTGCAAGCGGTGCAGGATCCGTTGGTACTGCCCTGTTGGGTGCGCCAAGTTTGGCAATGAGGGGGTTGCGTGGTGCTGGCGGATTGGCAATGAGGGGGTTGCGTGGTGCTGGCGGATTGGCAATGAAGGGATTGCGTGGTGCTGGCGGATTGATTTCTAAATTTGGAGGAGCCAAATCCCTAGAGTTATTTAAAACAACATCACTGTATAAAGATACTGCCTCAATAGGAAAATCGGTATCAGGTGTTGCCAAGGGAGCAATGAATCTAGGCAAGAGTGCTCTTGGTGGAGTAGCGAATCTAGGCAAGAGTGCTATTGGTGGAGTAAGTGAAGCAGCATCAGGTGTTGCCAAGGGAGCAATGAATCTAGGCAAGAGTGCTCTTGGTGGAGTAGCGAATCTAGGCAAGAGTGCTATTGGTGGAGTAACGAATATAGGCAAGAGTGCTGTTAGTGGTATTGCAAATAGTAGTGTTGCTAAGGGAGCAATGAATATAGGCAAGAGTGCTGTTAGTGGAGTAGCAAATCTAGGTAAGAGTGTTCTTGGTGGAGCAAGTCAAGCAGCATCAGGCGTTGCTAGTACTGGTGGTGGATTCTTTAGCAACCTTGCAGCAAAAGCAGGATCAGCACTAAGCAGCATGAATCCAGTGAAAGGATTAAGTTCCTTTATTGGAAAAAATGCAGGAAAGGTTGCGAAGAGCATTGTTAGTTTTCCTGGTCTTGGTGCCGTTATATCAACCGTAATGGGGGCTGTGGATATTGCATCTATTAAGAGTGATCCCGAACTATCAGTAGATGAAAAGAAAGAAAAAATAGGTCGATCTATTGTTGGAACTCTTGGACAAGCACTCGGAACTATTGGTGGTGGTGCACTAGGAACACTCATACCCGTTCCAGGAATTGGAACCTTAGTAGGAACTCTTGGTGGAGGATGGGTTGGTGGAAAATTAGCAGAAATGCTTGCAGATCAAATTGGCGGCAAGGGTATCTACGACATGGTGGCTTCCATTCCTGGTGTTGGTTCTCTGATTGAAGTAGGTGGAACCGAAGATCAAAAAACAGGCAAAGAAGCAGAAAACGCAATTACTGCTGCTGCAAGTGCAACGGGGGCAGCGGCAGCAGGAGAAGGTGGTGCATCAAGCAGTACTACAGTGGAAGGAAAGGTTACGAATCCTGCTACCGCAAACACAACTGTGGGTAGAATGGTTGCTCAAGCCACAGCAGAACAGAACGGATTAAATGAGGCTCGTAATATGCCCACGGCTACAGGTGGCAACACAAACAACACTGCAAATGTGCAGAACAAGATTAGCAACACCACAAACAATTTCAATGATGATATTCGAATTCGTAACAACGAACCAACCATCAAGCAGATGCAAGCATACTCTATAATGCCATAAAACAAAGAGGCGCACCGAAGTGCGCCCCTTTATTGCGAAACCGAAGGTCGTAAGTATTTAGTCTTCGCTTGCCAACTTCTCGAAGTAAGAAAGTGCGTCTTCGGTATCGTCATCAGTGCTTTCCTTCACAGGCTTCTTTGATTGTGGTGCAGTCTTCTTTACAACAGGAGCCGCATCCTCATCATCAAACGAAGCCTTCTCGGCTCCACCCTTGTACGCATTCTCAGAGGTGGAAGCACGAATATTGTCACCCAACACATCACGAAGACGAGTCTTCAGTTCTTCGTATGTCTTGAATGACTTTGGATCCGTAAACTCCTTGAGAGAATACTGCTTCTTCCACAACTTCTCTAGAGCAGCATCGTCTCCACCAAGCACGGCAGACGGAGCAGAAAACTCGCTGCGGTCGTAGTTGGTGTAGCCTTCAACCTGACGAATCTTCAACTTAAAGGTTGCACCATTCCAAAAATCAAAGGGATTGGTGGGCTTCTCGTCTTGGAACTGTGGATTCATTGCTTCCTGAATCTTCTCAAAGATCTTCTTGCCGTAACGGAACAAGAACACCTTGCCCTCATTCTGAGGATTCTTTGGGTCGCTAACAACAAGAATGTTGCTGATGTACGACAACTTACGCTTACGATCACGCGCAATCTTCTTGTCATCATCGGAACCACTTGCCCACAACTGAGAGTTCATCTCAGACACAGGATCCTTCAGACCAATGGTCGTGAGGGAATTTTCAATGTACCAACCACCTGGTCCACGAAACCCGTGATTCCAAATACGCGCCCACGGCAAGTCTTCGCCATCGGGTGCGGGAAGAAATCTAATCTCTGCATAGCCGTTTCCTGTCTTATCGGTGTCAGCCTTCCACATACGGTCATCCTTGTAGGACTCCGACTTCTTTGCCATCTTGTCCATTTCAGAGGCAAGTGATTGGTAGTTTGAACCCGATGCCGACTTCATATCCTTGAATCCCATAGTAAACTCCTTGTGCGATTTGTACGATGTATTTAATGTGTGGTGAACAATTCACCACAACTATGTAGCCAATAGTACCACATAATCGTACCGAGTCAAGGTTAAACAGGTAGTTTTGATTTTTTAGGAAGCAGATTTAGTTCCTGTCCTTCAGCCTTTATTTTTTCAATAATTGGCTTGCTCAAGAACTTGGCTCCCACCTGTGGCTCAATGCCGTACCGTTCACATACCGCGATCACTGCGTCAATATATGAAACTTCATAGTTTTTGACATGATTTTCTACTTCACGGGGAAAACGGATATTGTTGATGTCCATGACGGGTTTACTTTCGGAAATATACATAGGGGGGTACTCTTATTTAGTCCTTGACTTGATCACGACACTGCAAAAGCGGAGAAGCAAATGGCAGCGACTAGCGACAACTACGAAATTGTTACTGATGGTATTAGTTATACCATAGCCAGCGATTATGTCAATACCGCACATCATCAGATTGTAAAGATTGCCTACGGTCTAAACGACACAATAATATATGCAAGTGAGTCCGCGCCCCTTCCAGTGGGTCTTTCTGGCTCATGGGCAAACTATGATTTTCTTCCTCCATCTGGAATTACTAGTCTTGCCACAACTATTGTAGGCATCACAGGAACATCTCTTACCGTTGTTGGCGTATCAGGAGGAGTGGCTGTAGGCATTACAGTTGGAACACTGAATGTTGCTGGTGTATCAGGAGGAGTGGCTGTAGGCATCACGGTTGGAACACTGAATGTTGCTGGTGTATCAGGAGGAGTGGCTGTAGGCATTACAGTTGGAACACTGAATGTTGCGGGTAGCAGTTTCAGTATTAGAAATCTATACGGTGGAGAAACTCTTGGAAGTACCGCTGGAATAGACTATGTGGGTATCCAAGGCATTGCAAGCGGATACCCCATTGGTATTACTTTAAATACCCCACTTCCTGTAACTGTATCGTCTTTCGCTAGTCTGTCCTTATCGAATCTTGGAATATTCGGAGTAACAGGTGCAACGGCTGTGTATGTTCAGGCTTCATCTCCACTTCCAGTGGGTATTTGTGGCTCATGGGCAAACTATGAATTTCTTGCTCCATCTGGATTTTATAGTCTTGCCACAACTATTGTAGGCATCACAGGAACATCTCTTACCGTTGTTGGCGTATCAGGAGGAGTGGCTGTAGGCATCACGGTTGGAACGCTCAATGTTGCTGGTAGTAGTTTCAGTATTAGAAATCTATACGGTGGAGCCACTCTCGGCAGTACCGCTGGAATAGACTTTGTAGGAATTCAAGGCATTGCAAGCGGATACCCCATTGGTATTACCGTAAGTGCTCCTCTTCCTGTAACAGTATCGTCCTTCTCTAATCTTGGAATATTCGGAGTAACAGGCGCAACGGCTGTTTATGTTCAGGCTTCCAACTTTAGTATTCGCGGTATTACCGCAGCCACAGATAACATCACAGTATACGGTGGAGGAACTGCTTCCACCGTTTCAACAGGACTATTTGGATTCACGGGAACAGGTGTTGATCCCATCTATGCAGAATCCAATGCTCTTAATGTAAACATCAAGACTTCTGCTGGCATCACGGTGTCTGCTGCTGATCTTGATATTCGTAATCTAGACTACACCATAGACACCGTTACTATTGTTGGTCAGGGAGCAGCAGACAGCCTGTCTCTATCTACTGTTCCAACATACATGAATGCCGCAGTAAGCCCAACAGGAACACTAACACGAGTTAGTGGTACTACGGGTGCAGGTTGGTGTGGTGCCGCAGTGAATATGTACCTTGTTAACTCAGGGTTCTCTTTTAATGCCTACGCTACATTCAGCACAGGCATTGGCATTTCACAAGAAGCATTCAATCCTGTTCCCGTAGCGGGATCAAGTGCAGCAGTGGTTGGTCTGTGGGTTGCAGGAGACACACTCAACGGACCAGTAATCGTCAAAGGATATTCGGGTGGATTTATGCCAATCGAATTGGCAAATCTTGATACTCCAACATCCACAGTGAATGCCACTATTGCTCAAGTAAAAACCAACACAGACTTCTTGGTTGCTGCAAAGAAGGCTCTCTACGATCCAACTGTAAGCGTTGGTGCTTTTGACTATACCGATTCGCTCTCGATTTATTCACTGGTCAAGAATGCTGTCAACACACAGTTGCAGACTCTTGCAAATACTGTATCAAGTGGTTCGGTTAGTGTGGCAATTGATTCTAACGCAACACAGCCGTTGTTCATGGCTCGTACAGATGTTGTGGGATATGTGGCAAAGAACCTAACCGACTACAACTCTAACGCAGGATTTACCTGTGCAAGTGGTGTTCGTATCAAGGTTTCGCGTATTGCCACAGGAGCCAACTCATCACAAAATGAATTTATGTGTGTTGGTTCCGTAACAGACGCATCAACATACGGATTTACTGCTGGAACATATTCTTATGTAATGTATCACGGAGATGAACTATTCCTTGAAGTAGACAACATTAACATGATTAATGTATTTTACCCACCGTATTCGGTTGGATTTGCACCGCACAACACGGGAACAGGAATCACCTTCTCGTTCTACGCTTCGTAATAGGAGCACTATGATTAACTCTAGTTATCGCAATAATTACTCTAATTCACAGACCGTGAGAGCAACGGTATATGGAGCAGACGGAAACAGCGATACCTATATTACGAATCTTTCAGCAGAAGTAAAGATAAAAGCATTTGATTCGTTCAGTTCCAAGTTTATTGAACTGAGTGATGTGCAGCAACCAACAAAAATAATTTCTGG